GTTTTCCTATAAAATTAATAGACTTTTTACCCAAATCTGTACTTGCAAAAGTCTTATACAAATTTGATGCAGTGTTTTTTACATTTTCAATCTCAGCTTTTGTATTTTTAAAATTAGTTTTCATATCTTTAACTGTTTTTGATACACTAGATATTGATTTAACTACATCACTAGCTTTCTCTCCAATATTTTCAAAAGATCTTTCTCCAGTATTATCTGTACATGCTTGTATAAAATTAGAAACAGCTGATGTTGTATTTCCTATTGCATCTCTTGTATTTTTAACGCTACTTTCAAGCTTATTTACTGATTCTGCTGCTTTAGATATTGCTTGCACACTTTCTGATGCTTTTGAAGCTACAGGTGATAAACTATCAATTTCTTTTTTAGCTTTTTGAGCTCCATCAACAACTTTTAATAATGCTGAATCTAGTTCAAACGCCATTAATCATCACCCCCTGAATTTAGGGCTTCCATATTCCTATTTTTATCTTCAATTTCTTGTTCAATAAAAGCACTGATGATAATCTTTTCTCCAAATCCTCTATTTAAAGTCTCTGCTGGCCACTTATCATGTAATTTCCAACAGTGGTATAGAAGATTAACTGTTTCATCAGTGCTTATAAGTTTTTTATGTCTTCTTTTTTATTTGAGGTAGCTTCCACTCCAGATACTTCTGTTACAGTATCTGCTAAAATATCAACTTCACCAGGTAAAAATATTTTATTCATAAGTTCCTTAGGTGTTGGAGCTTTAAAATGTTTCATAAGCTCCTCAGATCTAAGTTCTGAAACCCCTGCAAGAACTGTTTCTATTTTTGCCTGTGCTGTAGCAAAACCTTGAATATTTCCTTTCTTATCTACTTGCAATACTCTTTCTTGAATTTCATTATATCTTTCCATAGAAATAGCATTACATGTAAATGTAATTTCAGCATTTCCTAGTTTAGCAAGTTTAAGTTTTACCTCTTTTGATGGCACCTCAATTTTACCAGCATCTATTTTTAATAATTGTTCAACTAAATTCATAAATTTCATCTCCACTTTCTTCTAATAATTTAAATAAAAATTTTTAACTTTTTACTAACTAGATACATGTTTAATCTATAGAATAAACATGTATCTAATTTCAATTTATCAATACTTAATTTAAAGCCTTTACCTTATTGTGGCTCTATTAAGTCTAAGAAATCATATCCTGAGAAAGTGAATGGAAGTGTTTCTTCAACATTCTTTTTAACTTCCCAGTCTGCTACTGTCAGTTCATCAAAAGTAACATCTTTAAGTACTACTCTTTCAGCTCCCAATGCATCTGGGTCTGCTAATTTAGATATAATAGTACATACTGTTTGCTTTCCTTGCTTAATATTATCCTTCATTAAAATCGCCATTCTTGATGACACATGATGTAACTTCAAGCTTCCTTTTCCTTCTATTCCTGTTACCTTACTTCTTTTCCATAAATCCCTTGCGAAATTAACATCTACCTTTGTTAGAGTAACCTTTGCTTGAAGAGCTGATACTTCTGAAACGTACTCTCCATTAATCCAAACTTCTCCCCATGTTCCGTTTATAACTTGTTTTGCTTGTGGCATAAATAACCCCTCCTATATATATATTTGAAATTTAATATCTTCAATTGCATCTAAAATAACAGCTTGTCCTCTAAGAAATACTTGAGAACCTGTATTACTTTCTTTTATTTCTTGATCCTTAATTGTTCCAAGGTCTGTTCCTTGACTTTTTAAGTAAACTTTTTGTGCGTCTAAGTCAATTTCAGCTTTATTTTGGCCTTCAATGCTGCTATCAAGTAAACCATCTAATTCTAAACCTTCAAAATATCCATTAATAGCTGTGATAAGTAAGCATTTGTGATCATAATCATTTGGATATTTACCAATATAACTATCTTCAGCAGTTGTCTTAATATCATCATGCATTAAGTCCATAATATCTACGATTTTAATTTTCTTAAAATCATCACCTTTATTTTCAATTGTAGTAACAAAGCTATTAACTGCTCTGTCAATCTTAACTTTCTTTCCATCATTAAATAAGATTAACTTACCTGCATCAACAGCGGCATCTCTTTCTTCTTTCTTTAAATGTGGCACATCAACAACTTCTGCAAGAGGTGCAAACGTAGCACTAATAGTTAATGGTGTTCCTGAAAGCATCCCTGCAATTCTTGAGCAATATTCTGCTGCAGTATAAGTTTTATTTGCTGTCTTTATATCATCAGTACAGAAATTAATAATTCCTTCATTATCTGCTGGGCAATGTGGAAGTACTGCTTTAACTTTAATATCCTTAGTACTTCTTAATTGCTTGATCCAAGTAGCAAACTCTGTTGCTCTTGAAGTAGTATTAGCTTCTGTATCAACCTTACCATCTGCAGTTAGCCCAATGCTTGGAACTACTACGTAATCCCATTTAATTGTCTCTAGATGATTTTGAGCTTCTGAATAATCCTTTGCATCTGGTGCTATTACATAACCAATAACTTCCTTTGGTGGATTTTGATATCCTATCATAGCAAGCTTGATTTGTTCTTTATTAAAATCCGATAATCCTTCAGGAATTTCATCTATAGTTTCCATTTTGATTGGATTACTATATGAATCTATCATAGTGTCCTTTAAAATAAGTACCACTACTCCTCTTTTCCCTCTTTTTTTTGCAGTGATTCCTGCTTGTTTAAATACAATTTGTATCGATGGTTCTCCCATTTTCGATTCCTCCTTAAAAATTTAAATTGATTGATTCTGCTTTAGGGCTTTGAGCTTTATTAAAGATTCTATCTTCAGTAAATTCTAGCTTAAGCTTAAGATGTATTTCTGTATTTTTTGCCCTGCCTCGTAACCTTCTTATCTTTGCGGCTCTATCCAAAACTTTTATATATCCGCTGCTGAAAGTTTCTCGCATGGTATCCCAAACTTCATTTTGTGCTATAAGGTCAACGCTCATAAATTCATCTAGCGGTGGATAATAAATAATTTTCATAGTTATTATATTTAAGTAACTATTTCTATTTAGCTCCAATTGCCTGCTAGTAATATAGCGAATAAAAAAAGAAGGTCTTGTAAAATCCTTCTCTAACTTTGATGTATATACTTTTGTGTTTGGGAATTTCTGAGTTAACATTCCATTAATTGAATTGATTAATTGATTAATCATAAGCCTCCTCCTATAATCTCTATGAAATTATAATTTGCGATCTTTAAAAACTCTGCTTCAAAATCCTCCCCCCTTTAAGTAAAGCACCTTATCTGTATTTTAAATTTAAGGTACCTTGTTTTAGTTTTTGAGTTTAAGATATTTTCTTCAATATAAAAAGAACCCCTATTTCTAAGAGTTCTTTTTATAGCTTATATATTCAATTAATAATGTACATTTGACGATTGCAATGATCTCTTAAATTAACATACTCAATTAAAATGTACAATTTTAATTAGAACTATATATTAGATTTAATTATGTTTATTGGCTTTGTTTTTAAAGCTGAATAAACAACAATGTTTTAAGATTTATCTTTTCTTCTCACTTACTATTATATTACGTAGTATTACTATTTTCTTATACACTTTATCTAATATTCCTATAATTTTTCTATAATTTTTCTATATAAAGTATGTTTATGACATTTAGGGCTTCATATTGCACCTAAATATTTAAATTAGCAAGGTAAAATTAGATCACTTAATAAAAGTATTGTACAAAAATGTAATATAAAACTATAATCTAATTTACAATAGTATCATATTGTAAATTTTAATAAGTGAGGTATTAATATATGAATAAAGAATTTCTTAAAACATTTTTTTCTGCTGGAGCCCTATTTGGTATAATAATGGGATTATTTTTTGGTATGATTAATGGTATTTTTGCTGGTATTTGTCTAGGGGTTATTTCAGGATTTTCATTTGGTTTAGTAATTAGTGCTTTTGTACAAATTCAATCAAGGAAATTCAAGAAAATTGGTGCAGAAGTAACTCACGGTAAAAAGATTGTTCTTGATGGAGGAGCTAATCACTTTAAAGGCGCAGAAGGAGTTGGCGGATGGCTTTATTTAACTTCTGAAGAGGTTATTTTTAAATCTCATGCTTTCAATATTCAAAGTCATGAAACTGTTATTCCTTTAGACAAAATAGCTGAAATTAAAATTGGATCTACTCTAGGATTTATTCCTAATAGATTGCAACTTGTACTTAAAAATGGTGTTATTGAAAGATTTGTTGTTTTCAATCGAAACACTTGGGTGGAACAACTAAATAGTGCAATTTCTTCTTTGTAAGTTTTAGACAAGCAGAAGTGTACATGCTTTCATTCAAAAAAGAGCCGTAAAAGATAAATATCCAATACTGATCTTTGTGTTTATTCTTTTATAAATATATATTTATCATTTGTTTCTAAATCACTTACCTCATTTACAGGAATATATATACCTATTTGCAACTGGGACTAATGAACCAATTGCTGTCCTTCCACTAGCTGCTAAATCTACTACAAATTTTTATCTTTTTTTATCATCACATATTTTAGTTCCATCTTGACTCAGTAATCTTTCTATAAAATAAAGCATAGTCTTTTAAATTTATTTAGTTACTTGCAGAGCTATTAATTGAACACTATACTATATTATGTAGCATATTTTTTACTATGTTAGGGCACATTCAAAAAATAACCTGTAATTCTGTACCTTGTCTGATAAAAAATATACACCGATAAAAAAAGTGCAAAGCACAACCAAGAACTTTATGCACCTATAAAAGGAGTAGCTATGCTACAATACGGAACTTATTAATCACAATCAAGAACCTTCCAGGACAAATTTGGAATTGTTATTTTCCTTCATGTGCCTAATAAAAAGTTATGAAATGAGAGGTTTATATATGAATAAAAAAGATATATTAGAATTAAAAAGACGTTTAAAAAAGGATGACTGTACATTCACCAAAATGTGTGGCTGTTATGTAGATGGAGAAAAAAATATTGTATTAAATATTAAAGAAACTTTTTTAAATTTAGAAGAGGACGTATTCTTTAAATATTTAGAAATCGCAAGTAAAACATTATCTGGGACAATCGGAAATAATATTCTAGAACTTAACTTTCCTCCTGATGAAGAAAATATAGGTGGTAGACAACTTTCCTTAATGGAACTAAAAAAAAGTAAATTAAAAGATGATGCTCTGCTTGAAAATTTCTATAAATCAATTATAGATAGTTATGACTATACAGGTAATTTTTTAATACTTATTTTTCATGATGCTTATGATGTTATGACAAAAACTTCAGATAATGCAAAATTAGATGAATCTGAAGAAGTATATGAGTACCTTTTATGTTCAATATGCCCAGTATCACTTTCAAAACCAGCTCTTGGATATCTTGAAGATAAAAATAAAATTGGAGCACGTATTAGAGATTGGATAGTTGGTCCACCTGATCTTGGATTTGTATTTCCAGCTTTTATAGATCGTAGCACTGATATTCATTCTATTATGTACTATACAAAAAATGCAAAAGATCCACATCCAGAATTAATGGAAGAAGCTTTAGGCTGTATTTCCAAAAGAACTACTACTGAGCAAAAAGAAGCCTTCGAGAATATTATTCTTAATGCTATTGGCTCTAATGATGAAAAATCAGATCACTTATTTATGGAAATTCAAGAAACCCTTAATAATATGGTAGATGATCATATTACTGTTAATGGTAAGGATGCTGAACCTATAATTTTAAATAATAATACTATTCAAGATCTTCTAATTGAAAGTGGTATTCCTGAAGAAATTACTGTAAAAATCGAAAAATCCTATACAAAGGAGTTTGGTGATACTCCTCCTGTAGCAGATTATTTAATCAATACAAAAGCACTTGCAGCAAATGAACAAAGAAAAAAGGAAAAAAGACTTGAAAAAAAAGTACAAATACTTGAAGAAACACTTGAAAGAACAAAACAAGCAGCTGTATTAGATTCTGAAAAAAAATCAGCTTTGGAATTAGAAACTGATACTATATCGAAAACAGATTCCGACTCTGATTTAGAGTCAACTTCTGACTCTAAGCTAGAAGCAGTTTCTGACTCTGATTCTAAGTTAGACGTAGTTTCTGACTCCGATTTAGAATCACTTTCTGCCTCTGATTTAGAACCAACTTCCGACTCTAAGCTAGATTCTGATTCTAAGTTAGAAGCTATTTCTGATTCTGAAATAGAATCTGATGATAACAATACTACTCAAAACTATGACATTGTACTTCAAGTAAAACCTCAAAAAGTAACTCAAATAAAATCACAAATAATTGATGGAAAAAAATATATTGTTATTCCTATAGATGATGATGAACAAGCCAATGTAAATGGTGTTAAAACCTTGCTTTAAGGCACAATTAAAAAATAACAAGTCCATTTTCCTAATATTACAATTAAATTCTAAAAATATAACTGGAAATAAAATTTCCAGTTATATTTGACTACTATAATATTAAATTTATAAAAAATTTCTATATTCTCTATGAATACAACTTTTCATAATTTTAAATATACAACTATATATCTTATCAGAATTATTCATTCTATCTCTTCTACAATTTTCAATTACTTTTTGTATTAAATAGATCACTAATTTATTTTAATTTACACTTGCACCATTAGTTACTGTTGCATCTACACTACTACTTGACGAACTATTACTTGGATATGTATTTCCTGGATTTGATGGCCCCATTGATATACTTCCACCTGTTGCATCTGCACTACTATTTGATGAACCATTACCTGAATATGTATTTCCTGGATTTGATGGCCCCATTGATATACTTCCACCTGTTGCATCTGCACTACTATTTGATGAACCATTACTTGGATATGTATTTCCTGCGTTTGATGGCCCCATTGATATACTTCCACCTGTTGCATCTATGCTGCTACTTGATGAACCATTACTTGGATATGTATTTCCTGCGTTTGATGGCCCCATTGATATACTTCCACCTGTTGCATCTATG